CTCGTATTGCAAACTTTTATGTAACAAACTCTGACCTACAACTGCAGATGTACACAGCAGCAGACTGGTATAACACCTATGGTCTTGGTATCGGTATGGTTGAGATGGACTTTGAGGATAACAATCCTCGTATCCGTATGCTCAATCCATTCGGTACATACCCAGAGTTAGATCGTTATGGTCGCGTTATGTCTGTTACTCAGGTTATCGTTACCGATGCAGAGACATTAGCGGCGCAATACCCAGAGTATTACGATTTGATTCTAGGTAAAAACCAGTACGCTCTTTCTTCTCCTTATATCTCAATGGTCAAGTACCACGACAAAGATCAGGACTTGCTCTACTTACCAGAGCGTAAGAACCTAGTGTTAGCACGTACACCTAACATCTTGAATAAGCCAATGGCATCTGTCATTATGCGCTCATCCCTAGATGGTGAAGCACGTGGACAGTTTGATGATGTTCTATCAGTTCAACTTGCTCGTGCTCGCTTTGCAGTATTGCAGATCCAAGCAGCAGAAAAATCTATCCAAGCACCTATTGCTATTCCACAAGATGTGCAAGAGTTGGCACTTGGCCCAGATGCAATTATGCGTTCTGCTAACCCACAAGGTATTCGTCGTGTTCCACTAGAACTACCACCTGGAATCTTTACAGAGTCTGGCGTACTAGAGCGTGAACTTCGTTTAGGATCTCGTTACCCTGAATCTCGTTCAGGTAACATTGATGCATCCGTTGTTACTGGTCGCGGTGTACAAGCACTACAAGCAGGCTTTGATACACAGATCAAATCAGCACAGGCACAGTTTGCTCGTATGTTCCAAGAACTTATCTCAGTTTGCTTTGAAGCAGATGAGAAAGTATTTGGTGGTATTCCAAAGACCATCAAGGGAACAGATGACGGAACACCTTACGTTCTTAAGTACACACCATCTCGTGACATCAAGGGCGAGTACGGCGTAGATGTTCGCTACGGCATTATGTCTGGTATGGACCCAAACCGTGCCATCATTGCATTACTACAAATGCGTTCAGACAAGCTCGTATCTCGTGACTATGTACGTCGTGAGATTCCAATGGACTTGAATGTAACTCAGGAGGAACAACGTGTTGATATTGAAGAGATGCGCGATTCTTTGCGTGTTGCTGTTGCACAGTATGCTCAGGCGATTCCTGCCCTCGCAGCGCAAGGTCAAGACCCTAGTGAGATTATCACCCGCATTGCATCTGTTATCCAAGGTCGGCAAAAGGGCCAATCGCTAGAATCAGTTATTGAAAAAGCATTTACACCAGAACCACCACCTCCAGCCCCAGAGATGCCACCTATGGCACCAGGTATGGAACAACAACTTCCAGCGGCAGGTGCGGCCCCCGCCCCAGCCTCAGCGCAACCTCCACAAGAACAAGGTGGTCAGGCCCCTGCTGCTGGTCAACGTCCAGATATAGCCCAACTACTAGCTGGTATCACCGGCGCAGCATAATCAGAGGAGGTGTAAATATGAACAAAGGATCACGTGCAGCAGCACCAATGTCAAAGGCCGTCGAAGGCAAGAAGGATACCTCCAAGCCAGCAGGACCAGGCAAGGTAGTACCATCAATGATGCCAGCAGGACGACGCGGAAACGCAGTCAAAAAGGGATAATAACTTTTAATGGAGGGTGTACTGGGCGATGAAAGATGACAACTACGTTCCTCGTCCAGTGCGCTTTCTTGATTTTGTAGTTATCGGTGTAGGTTTTCTACACAACATTGCTTCATCATTTGAAACATTAACAGGTGAACTAATGGAACTATCTATTTATCATTCAAATCATCTTACTCAAACCAATAGGGCTTGGGAAGATATGACAGCAGATTTAGAAAAATTAGAGGAGGACAAACAGTGAGTATGATGAATCCACTGGCTGGACCAGCAGGCCCAGGTAAGTTCTCTACACGTACCGATAATCTTCAAATGGGTTCCACAGCATACGGTGAAGGCGTTGAGACGCAGGCTATTCAGTCTGGCGCTCCGCTTGCTAAGACCGGTGATGTACGTCCTGCTCGCGCAGGAGATGTACGTGAAGCTGCAACACAGGCACCAGTAACAGAATTATATGCACCAACCGAACGACCAGATAGTCCAATTACTTCAGGTATTGATATGGGTCCAGGCCCAGGTTCAGAAGCACTTACTATGCGTCCACAGATGGTAGAAAAATATTCCGATACATTAGCAAAATTATTACCATATGATGAATCTGGTGAGATTGCAATTCTGTATCAGGATATGCTTGCGCGAGGTATGTAGTGGCGGAAAATAATCTTAAGATCGCTGCAGCTCAAGCAGGTCTAACCGCAGCAGATAAAGATAGAATTGACTCACTGTCAAAGTCTTTGAATACTCATAAGAGTTTACTTGATATGCCAGCGGCTGAGGCACGTACAAAGTTTCAGACTTTGCCAGCAGATCAACAAGAATCACTGAAGCAAACCTTCGGCACAAAACCAGAAGAGAAGAAGCGTGGTTGGCTAGGTAGTGCTTGGCACTACACAGGTGGTGCTGTAATTGGAGCACTTACTGAGGTTTCAGATTTTACATCTCGTGTTGCTCGTGCAGGCACCATTGCTAACGAGCAGATTCCAATAGGCAGTGCTGAATACTACCTACCTAAGAACTGGTCTGTTCTTTCTGAGGCTTGGAAAAAGTCTAACGATAATGGCGAGCTTGTTTACAACGAGCCACGTATCAACAGTGCCATTAAGAAGTATGGAAACAACTATGTTGGTGTAGCCCAAAAGGTTTCTCAAGGTACTTCACTTTCAGATCTTATTGCAAATGGAACTGAAGTAGAAAAGCAAATTGCAAGAGGCGCTGCTAAGAATGAAGATCCACTATGGCAGGATGCTTACGACGCAGTCGTTGCAGCTAAGTACTCACCTGGTCGCCAACTAGCAAATGCAATTCTACCTGAGTCACTAGAGGGTACAGGTTTTCTATACAAGGGTATTTCAGGTACTGGCGATACTGCATTTCGTGTCTTTGCAGATCCAACTATTATTTTTGGCAAAGCTAAGAAAGCCTACGATGCTTTTAACTATTCACTTATTAAAATAGTTGGAGATCCAAAGAAATTAGATGCAGCCTTTACTAACCCAAAGGTAGTTAACTTTTTTAACTCTTACGGATCTGAACTAGATAAACTTGCTAAAGCACGCAAAGCAAAGAACCCTATTGCTGGAGAACAGGCATCAACTACTTTGCGTCGCATTGCTCCTGAGTTTGGTCCTGCTGCTATTGACGAGTTTGTCAAGGCTGGTGTAACAAATGCAGATACTGCTAAGGCTTACTTTCAAAATGGCATAGACGTACAAGGAATCCTTAAAGGACAGGCAGCACGTGAGACACCATTAGTGCCACGTTTGACCGCAGGACGTAAGATTCGTATCGCTGCACTTACTACAGGCAACAAAGTTCTTAATATTGATAACGTAGGGCAGAAGTTAGTACAAGCTATGTACGGAACTGCCCCACAATTTGAAGATATCCTTACTGGTATCACTACTCGTGCAGAAGATATTGCAGCACTTGAAGGTAAAGTAGGACGCATTAAGGGTCCAGATGGCGCAGTTCGCTTTACTGAGAATCAGATTCAAGGACGTATTGATCGCTTTGCTCGTAAGTTTACAAAAGTAGCTAATCCAACATCTAAAGTATTTGATGTTATGGGACCTAACGCGACAGATGAAATCTATCGCACTGCACGTTTGACTAACTCTCGTTATCACAGCAGAATTATTGCTGAGACTTTTGCAGCAGGTGATGAAGGTCAGCGTATGCAGATTACTAAAGGTCTATGGAATACAATCTTTACTACACGTGGTGTACGCAAAGGTCAACCAGGTAAAACTTTTATGGAAGAGTTTGCAGGCAAGGGCTTAGAAAAGCGTTATGCTGCAGATGTTGTTGTAGACGGTAACCGTCTTGGTAATCCAGCAGATTTTAATGGAGAGCAACTTGCTCTATTTCCATATCAATTATCATCATCTATGGTTATTCCATCTGTTACAGAATTGGATAGATTTGCTGCCCGCCAGGGATTGATCTCTAAGATTATTGGTGTTTCGCATAATAAGACTGCAGATCTAGTAACATCTACTTGGTCGTTCTTAACTCTTGCAGGCCCTCGCTTTGCTATGCGTAACTCCATTGAAGACGATATGTTCTATCTAGCACGTGGTCGCAATCCTTGGGACTTAGTAAAAGGTAAGTTATTTTCTACACGTGTGCGTGTTAGCAAAGGTATAGCTGGAGAAGATTCTGGGCTACAGAAGTTAAAAGACACAGTATTCCTGAATGTTCAAGCCGGAGAACTCGGTGCCGTTAATAAGTTCCTTCTTGCAGATGAACTAGAAGAGTTTGCTATAAAAATGAAAGCTGCAGCAAACGAAGATGACGTTCGCGGAATTATGGCAGAAGCACTTCTTCGCCGTAAACTAGGCTACAAGTTAGATTCAGAAGCTGCAGAAATTATTGCAGATGTAGCTAAAAATGGAAATCTAACTGACCTACTTTCAGAGGTTGCAGAAGGCGCTAAGAACGGTGCACGTGGCGGTGGACGCTACCAGAACATTGCAGATGATATATCTCGCTTTGGAAAGATGGAAGCAGTCAACGTTGATGGTAAAGCGTACAAGCGCTCAATGGGTGATATACCATTTACAAACTTTAATCCTGTTGCTAACGAGCAGGCAAAGGTAAGTTGGTTATTCCAACTTGGCGTAATGGCTAATGATGATCTAGGACGTATTGCTGTTAAGTACCTCAAGGATGAGGACGAAGCAATCAAGCAAATGTTTAACTATCTCAAGTCATTGCCAGAACGTGACAAAGCTAGATTCCAATTGTACTTTAAGGGTGCAGATGAGTATACACACGCACGGCGTGCTTTCCTTGCTGTAAATAATTTGTTCTCTAGAGCTGATGGAAAACTCAATGAGGAACTCTGGAGCAAGGTAGTAAAGACAGATGCAGATGGTTACGTACGAGTAACTGCTAAAGATCTGCGTCTTGCTGATTTGCCAAACGATCCTAAGATGGCACCGACATTTATTTCAGGCCCAACACTTGTACCAGTATCTGAAGCAGACAACTTTGCTGCATCTATCTGGGATAAAGGATGGGATGCAATGGGAGAAGCCAACGCACGTTGGACTCGTGAGCCTATTGTTATCAATGAGTTAGTACGCTTTCGTAAGCAACTAGATGAATCAGGTTTTAGCCAAAAGGTTATTGACCAATTCACTGCTGGTAAGACTGATGAAGCATACTCAAAGGGTTATAAAGAAGCCAAGCGTCACATTAACCAAATAGCAGAAGATTTGGCTAAGGATAGCGCACTAGCATATGTTGATAATCCTGCAGTACGTAGCCAACTTGCTATGTCTGCTCGTAACTTTGCACGTTTTTATCGTGCTACTGAAGACTTCTATCGTCGTCTTTATCGTACAGTTCGCTATAACCCAGAGGCAATTACTCGTGCGTCACTAACATACGATGGAATTGCACACTCTGGCTTTGTGCAGACAGATGATACTGGTGAAGATTACTTCTTCTACCCAGGAACTACAGCGATGTACCAAGCAATGGGTAAGGTAATGCAGTTCTTTGGACAAGAAGAGGGCATTAAGGCCCCAATGCCTATTGAGTTTAGTGCTAAGTTGAAGATGATTACACCATCTACCAACCCAGACTCACTGTTTCCTACATTTGCAGGTCCAATATCTGCGGTATCGCTTAAGGCAATCTTCAATGTAGTACCAGCTTTAGATAAATTTGAAAGAGCTTTACTAGGTTCGTACGCAGAAGACCAACCAATGATTAGCGCAATCTTTCCGGCGCACTTAAATCGCTTCTTATTTGTAATGGACCGCGATGAGCGTGTAGGTCAGTACGCATCAGCATCACGTAAGGCTGCTGCATACCTAGAGGCTTCAGGTCACGGGTTAACACCTAAGATTGACCCAGTAACTGGTAAGGAAATTGACTTAACTGTAGGTGAGTTAGAAGATTACAAGGATAAATTGGCTGCGTCTACTATCACAGCATTGTTCCTACGCTTTACCCTTGGTTTCTTTGTACCAGCATCACCACAAACAACCCTTAAGAGCGAGATTGCTACTTGGGTACGTGAGAATGGTGAGACTAACTTCAAGCAAACCTTTAATGCTTTAGTTACAAAGACTGGAAGTTATGACAAGGCTATGGGTGAATGGATTCGTCTGGTCCCTAAAGAGGTTCCATACACAGTATCTGAATCTGACAGCACAGTAGTAGCGATCCTTAGCGCTAATAAGAAGGCTGGCGAGTGGGTTAATAATAACAAGGCACTTATCAAGAAGTATCCAGAGGGTGCAGGATTCTTCATTCCAAAAGAAGGCGATTTTGACTTTGATGCCTACAAGTTGCTATCAACTATGGGACTCAAGAAGTCTAAGTTGGTTGATGATTACTTGCGTGAGGTAAGTACAGCACGCGATGAGGCTTTCTATTATTCACAAAAGGATCTCTACGAAGAAGAACTAGCAACTATCTCTAATGATTTTTCTAAGCGTAACCTTAAGACACAATGGGAAACCTGGTCTAAGCAGTACAAGAAAGCGCGTCCTAACCTGCAGGAAGAAATGGGTAAGGGTGCAGAGAATGCAATCAAGCGCACACAGGCATTAACTGATTTAACAACTATGTTGTCAGACCCAACAGTTAAGTTAGATCCAGCAGTTCGTAAGCCTATTGAGGGTATGTTGACTACATACAATGATTATATCAACGCACGTGATTCAGTGTTTGGCAGCTCACAGTCTGCTGAGAACTACAAAGATTTATTAAAGCAGCGCACAAAAATAGAGTTGCTTCGTTTATCAAAGCTAAACCGTAACGCAGAAGATGCTTACTTTGCTTTGTTCTCGAAACTAATCAGAGACTAATAGGAGATACAGTAATGGAAAGTGGATTCTTTAATAACTGGAAAAACACAGGCCTACCTCCTAGTGGTTCAACCATCTCTAACCAAGGCGCATCCAACGGTAATCTAGGTTTCAAGGGTGGACAAGCAGGCGGAACTTTAACAACAGATCCTTATGCAGTTGATGTACTTAATATGCCACCAAAGGATCGCCTTGCATTATCTAAGTTACTTAAGGATGCAGGTTATATTAGAACTGCATCTAGCAAGTACAACAAGAAATTAGCAGATGCTTATATTGCTGCATCTCAAGACTTTGCTACAGAGGCTGCTCGTACTGGTCGTCCAACACTTACTATCCGTGACTTTTTAATTGAGAATAAGCAAGCACCAACTGGTACAGGAACTGGTACTCCTAACCTACCAAGCCGTAGTATCTACCAGTACACAGAGGCAGATCGCATCAAGATGCTTGATGAAGTATCTATGACATTGCGTGGTCAAGGAATTACAGATGCTGATAAGTCAGCAAAATGGTACAAGGATCTCAAGAAGTCTATTGACAATATGATTGCCACTGGAACTGTATCTACCAGCAAGAAGGTTAAGAACCCTAAGACTGGTCAGTTAGAAGTCCAGACTGTTAGCACACCTGGTTTCTCACAAGAAAAAGTTGCTGCTACTGCAGAAAGAGCTATTCGTCAGGCAACACCTGAAGAGGTAGCACGCAAAGAACGTGTTGATTTCACAACCTGGATGTTTAATACGTTAGGAGGATCAAATGGCTGATACACAAGAACAGATTAAGTATGATAAAGAACTTGCACAGCTAAACGCTACTCCAAAGAGCAGTATTGGGGTTGCCGCTTGGAACTCACTAAAAAAAGCCTTCGATGCTAAATATCCTAATGGT